ATCGTGACTTTGATTACTCTTATAGAGGTCAAGTCATGTTTAATGGCATGCGCCGCGAAGTCTTCGAGGATTCTCGAAGCTACGGTCTTACCCAGGAAACTACCTCTTATAGAGGTAGTGTACTGACTGACGCTGAGTCCCCGCAGTCACTGATCGAAGATCAGGAACTGAGGAACCGCTCAGCTAAGGGCGATAGCGGACACCCATTTGACACTTATAAGTGTACAATGGGTTCTGCTCTCGGAGATCGGAACATTCGTGCCTTCAATTCACTTGGAGGCATTGAGTTCCACGGAACCATGTTTGCCTATCAGGCAGACGTTGGTTTCAGCTCTCAGCGTGCTTTCGATCGCCAGTTCCCCGTTGTACCTGAGTCTCTTGACTCCGGGTACTATGGTTCGCTGGCTATCAACAAGACGATCCCGACTAAGTCGGTCGCGAATCTCGGCATTGCCCTGACGGAACTCCTTCAGGACTTGCCAACTGCACCTCTTGCTATCGGCAAGGCAATGATGAGCGGTAACGCCAAGAAGTTCGTCCCTGCTTCAGGGAAGGACTATCTAGCGGTACAGTTCGGCATTGTGCCTACCGTACGAGATGTGCAGGAAATCTGCAAAGCTATCTTCACTGCTAACGCAGTGATAGAACAGTATTTGCGGGATTCCGGCCGCGACGTTCGTCGCAAGTACCACTTCCCCCCCACTACGGATACCAGAGTTTCTAAGACCGATTTAATTATCGGTCCAGAACTCGGTTACGTAACCGGTCTCAGGGCTATGGTCCTGTCACACGGAGGTGAGTATTACAACTCACGCGTGGAGGGACGGCTCACAATTCGTCGTTCTGACCAATTGTGGTTCTCAGGTGCTTATCGCTACTTTGTCAACGGAGATGATTCTCTGTGGGGAAAGCTGCGTGCAGCAGATCAGCTTGCAAACAAGCTGATGGGTACCCGGCTCACGCTGGAAACCCTCTGGGAGGCTATGCCGTTCAGTTGGTTGTTCGACTGGTATCTGAATATTGGGACTCTTGTCTCCAATGCTCAGGCATTCAGTTCGGATGATCTGGTTCTCCGTTACGGCTACCTCATGAACACGACAGTGTCTGAGTATGTCGCAACGACCACGGATGCGTTTGGGTTTACCCAAGCGGACCGGGCTCCGATCTCTACTAGTTTCCGCACAACGCGGAAACAGAGATTCAGAGCGAACCCCTATGGATTTGCCCGCAACCCCAATTCTTTCTCGGGGAAGCAGTGGGCAATTCTAGGCGCTCTTGGTCTTACCAAGGCGCCTCGCAGGTTGATCAACGATTAGTAGCGTTGGCTCATCCTCGTTAGTCGCGTTAAGACTTGGCATATGCCAACAACTCAACATAACTAGACACATATGTGGCTAGTCAACTGAAAAGGAATCCTCGCATGGCACTCAACGACCCTCAGTCCCTTAAGATCGGCGCTGCCGCAGCTATCTCGCTTCCGCGAGTTAGTTCGGCAGGCTCCACCGCCACCTATCAGGTGCCGGATGGAACTGTCGCGATCAACGTGAAGCACAAGCTTTCTTCTTCGAAGAAGCGTGCCCA